CAGTCGGCGGCGGTGATCGAGCTCACGACAAGTCACCGACCGGATTGTAGATCAACTTTTTCAGCTCGGGAGTGATCTCGACCGCATCAATTCCCTCGATGCCCATCTGCCCGAGGCTCTCGCGCTGTTGCAAGATCAAGATCAGCGCCTTGATCTTCTTTATCCGCTCGCCGTATTCGCGCCCGATCGCCTTGCGCTGCACTTCGAGCGTCGTAATCGCCCGCGCAGCCCGCGAGGAAAAGCGCAAAGCCTCTAACTCGCGCTGGTCATTGGTGTTCGTTTCCATGTTGTGTGTTTCCTCCGCCGGCCTCCGCGCGTGAGCTGTGCGTTGAGTCGCTTGTGTTTCGCCCACGCGTGGCCGCTGACTGATTTGGGTTTGTTGTCTGTGCCGCGCACGCGACCCGTTTCGGCCCTTTTGCGTCGCGTGTCAAGCCTCGATTCGGGCGCACGCGCAACTTGCCTCAAACAAACTTAACCGGCTCGCAAATCTCGATCAGCCGCCGCACCATCGGGTCGCCCCGCACGCTCGATGCTCCGCGCTCAGCAATCCCCTGCGCGTCGAGATTGGTCGTGACGTAGAGCGGCAGACGCTCCGAGACGCGGATGTCCAGAAAACGCATGAACCACGACATCGCCCAATCGCTGCGCGCCGTCTGAATCGCCTCTTGCCCGAGATCATCGATGAAGACCACCGGCCTGCGTGCCACGGCATCCACCCATCCCCGCGCGTCGTCCCGCCCGTAGCTCAGGCACGCTTGGAGCTGCGAGAACCAATCGCTCGCGTGGAAGTAGCGGATGTCCCGCGCCTCGTCGTGCGCCAGCCGACGCATGAGTGCCCACATCGAGCGTGTCTTGCCGCGTCCGGTCCTTCCGCTCAGAAGCAGCCCCTTAGCCCCGACTTGATGCGCTAGCACGCGCTCAATCTGCGCACGGTTGAGCAGCATCCCAGCGTGCCCCCAGTCCGATTCCCGCATTGCCGGCGGAACCGCGGTTTCGAAACGGGCGATTGCGTCGCGTTTGCGGGCTTCGGCAAGGAAATGCGCGCTTGCGGCCTCACCATCGAACGGAGTGGCCAAGAATCCCTCAGGAACGACGCCTGCGAGCAGGCTGGCCATCGGTTGCGCGGTCATTCCCGCCCCTCCGCCCGCTTTGCCCGAAACGCCGCGAACTTTTCCCGCAGCGTGCCGACCGCCTCGACCTTGGCCTTGGCCTTGCGCGGCGCGACCTTGCCCGCAGCCCGAAGCGCTCGCTTGCCGGCTGCGATCTTCTCCTTGTTGCGCTCGCGGAACGCCGCGTGCTGCTCGCGTTTTTTGGCGACGTTCTTGCGGTTGTATTCGCGCCAGTAGGCTGTGCGGGACGTGATCATGCATCCTCCTTCATCGCCGCGCCCAAATCCTCGCGATCGTGAATTGCATACACGTCGCGGTTGCCGGTCGTGAAATCATCGGCGGTCACTTTGCAGTTGCGGAAAACCCAGTCGAGCCGCGCCCGCTCGGCGGCGAGTTCGTTTCGGAGTTGCTCGCGCTGCTTAATCAACTCAGCGACTTTCTCCTCCGCTGATATGAGGTTTTTACTGTGATCGGATAGATACATATTATTTGGCCTCCTTCATCTCTGCGTCGATTGCGGCGCGAATGTTTACGGCATCCATGATGAGATACCACTTGCGACTCTCGTTATCCAGTTGACCCAACCAATCCAGTCTCGCCCGCTCGGCGGCGAGTTCGGCCTCGGCTTTCTCCGCACGAGCATTGGCGCGGTCAACCCACGTCGAAAACTTGTCCGCGTCCGTCGTGCCGCAGACGAGGCGCAGAGCGTGCAGAGACGCCTCGGCGCGTTCGGCACGGGCGATGGCATCTTTGCGTTCCGCGTGGTGCGCTTGCGCATTTTGTATTACCTCTCGTTGCCACTCGCGCAGTAGATTCAGCTCCACGACTAGATTATTTCGCTCATCCGTGAGAGCCTTTGCGTGTCGATTTGCTTCGGCAATTAGATGGTCGCTCATTTTGCAGACTCCTTTCGCATATTCAACAATGCTCGTTTCATGATACGTTTCAAAAATGCTTTAGTTATCACGGTGTGGGTGGAGTTTTTAAGTGCAGGCAAATCACGAAGAAACGATTCGCAATCGACCTCTACTGACCCGCTAAAATCGGAACCATAAACTGATGCGCGTTTGCGCATGGCTTCGATGAACCGGCGATGCTGCGCGAGTGACTCTCGCAGATAGTGCAGTTCGTTTTTCATTTCGCGCCCTCCTTCATGGCCGAGTCGATCTCTTCGCGGTCATAAAAAGGCCAATCGGTTTTTAAGACGTGATCCAACCGCGCCCGCTCGGCGGCGAGTTCAGCGTCGATCTTCACCACGGCGCGACAGTTATCGTCGTGGCATTGCGCGAGGGCGACCAAATCGGCCTCGGCTTTCATGGCTCGTGCAAGCGCGCCGTTCCATTTTACGAGGGCGACGGTCAGGTCGGCGTATAGTGCGATGAGTTCGCGCTCCAGCTCGCGGGCGCAATCGCGATTCGTGACGAGCGTCGCGCCTAAGCAGTCGGCGGGATATGTTGCCGCGTCGGTGCGCGGCGTGGGTGTGGGTGTGTTCATTGGGTTGTTGTGTTTATCGTCACGCGAATAGTTGGTCCTGCTTTTCCTTCGCTACTGAAAATCGCAATTCAGCGTGCGTCATGTTAATCTTCGCCTGCTTGAAATACGAATCCTTCAACTCGATGCCGATCGCCTTCCTACCCATAGAAACGGGACTGTAAGTTTCTGAGCCGACACCCATAAACGGCGTGAGAACTACTTCTCCCTTGTTGCTGTAAAGCTCGATGATTCGGTCGATGACGTCGAGTTGCAGCGGATGAACGTGCTTCTCGTCGTCCTCCTCTTTGCTGTCGCGGAACGGAAGCACGTTGTCGATTCGGATGTCATCCCAGACGCTCGATGCGTAACGCTGCCAGATGTAGTGCGAGAGCTTATTCGATTTTGGGTCGTTGTGATCGGAATACGTTGTCTTCAGATAATCCCAAAGCTCCGTCGCGCTGAACTTGGATTCGTTAGCGTTATTGAACGCTTGAAGGATGTTCGGCAAGATCGGCGTGTCGCCAAAGTATTCCTTCAGCCCTTCAGGATGCGTCACCGGCACCGCGTTGTCGCCCTTCTTGGTGAAAATCAAAACGTAGTCCGGCATCGCCGTGAAGCATTGCGTTGAGTCCTCGACAATCAGTTTGTGCATGAGGCTCTTGACCATCGTGCGCATCCGAACTTTCAACGGCTCTTTCCAAATCGTGATGCGGTTGCGGTATTGAAAGCCGTGCTTCTCGTGCAGGCGAATAACCTCGTGCGGGAAGTCCCAGAGTCGGCAGGAGTTGTCGAAAACGTCGGTGCAGTGAACGGCCGTGATGCGCCCCGCCTTCATCACGCGGCCCATCTCGGCAATGAGGTAGTCGTATTGCTCAAGGAACTGCTCCTTGTTTTCGCAGTTTGAGAAGTCGCGCTCGGAGCTGGAATAATTGTAAAGCCCCGCGAAGGGAGGCGAGTAAACCGATAGGTCTATTGATGCGCTCGGGATGGTCGGAAGCACTTCCATGCAGTCCGAGTTGTAGAGCGAATAGTTCGTTGTGTGGATTTGGTCTTTTGTGTTGTTCATAGAAACGCTGGTTTTTTTGCTGTTTGATTAAACTCTTTTTTCACTTCCCTGAAATTGTTCACCGATGAAACAAGGTTCGAGTAAAGCTCGATAGCCTTGGCTGTTTTCTCTTCGAGAGCCTGCATCACGCGCTCCTGTCCCTCTGAAATAACCATCTCGCACGTCACGCTTTTTGTTTGGCCGAATCGCCAGAATCTTCGGATGGCTTGGTAGTATTGCTCGTAGCTGTATGTCGGGAAAAATACCGTGTGGTTGCAATGCTGCCAGTTGAGCCCCATTGAGGTCATCTTCGCCTTCGTGATCAGCCGCTTGATTTCTCCGCGCGCAAACGAGACAAGCGCCTCCTCCTTTGCTTCAAGGCTCATCCCGCCGTGAATCTCCACGGCATCCTCGTCCATCTCCGCGAGAAGATCGCTCTCGTCATTCAGGTTGCACCAATAAACCGAGGTCTTCTTTCGCGCTAGCTCGACGGCGATCTCGCATCGGCTCTGCACGGTGAGCTTCTGCTCCTCGCGAACCTCGGTCAGCCGTTTCGCTGGAACGACGAAGAGCTGTCCCTGTCCCTCGACACTCCATTGGTTTTCGTTTTTCACGATATGCTTCGAGACTTTAAGCTCCGGCAAAGAATACCGCTCGTCCCCGAACCCAATGTCAGACGGCTTCTTAATCATAACCGACCATTGATTGACCCATGAGAAAAAGTCCTTCTCGGCGTGAGGCTTGAGGTAGAACTTTTCCCCGATGTTGCGGTCGTTCGAGTCTGCGCTGCCTTGGTTGTTCTTGAAGAACTTAGTCAGCATATCCATGTAACCCATGTAGCCGAGCGCCTCCGAGCTGTTGCCCAGTTCAATGAAGTCATTGGGCGATGGCGTTGCAGTAGCCAAAAATCGGAAGCGTGTTTTTTTCATGAACGCCACGATTGAATCGCGCGTTGCTCCGTTGAAGTTCTTCAGAATGGAAGACTCGTCGAGCATCACGCAAACGAAGTCATCTGCGGAAAGCAGATGCAGGCGCTCGTAATTGCAGAGCACGATTTTCTTCGAGTGCTTCCCGTCCTTCGTGTGCTCGATGTCCGAGACGCCGATCCGCTCGGCTTCGATCATGAATTGAAAAGCGACCGCAAGCGGAGTCAGAATCAAGACCCGCCCGTTGGTTTGCCGAATGATGTTTTCTGCGACCGCTAGCTGAATCATTGTCTTGCCTAGCCCCGTGTCTAGGAAGACGCCGATGCGACCCTTCTGCAAAGCGCGACGGATAATGTGCGCTTGAAAGTCGAAGGCGGACGGCGGAATCCAGCAGGCTTCGATGCCGCTGTCTCCTATGCTGTGCCGCTTTCGAGTTATGAACTCTGAGTATTGCATTGTCGTGTTGTTGTGTTGTTGCTGATCAAAATGCGTCGGCGTATTCGGAGCGCGGGGCGCCTTTGCTCAACCAATTCTTCGGGTCGTCGTCGTAACGCCCCCCGTTGAACCATGTGGCGGGATGCGGGATGAATTGCCGCTCGTCCTCAGGCCAAAGCGCAGTTGCGGCGGCGTAGGCCGTAGTCCGTTCGAGCAGATGCGCAGGTGTCTTGCCTTTCGCAATTGCTTTGGCAATCGCCTTGAGCGCGTCAACGGGCGCAACCTTGCGCGGATATGCCGAGTAGATCGCCTCACTAGCATCCGCATTAGCTTTTTCCTTTTCCTTTTCTTGTTCCATTTCTTGTATTGTCTTTGTCTTTGTATTGTCTTGAAGGCTTTGAAAGCCTTCCGTGATAGCCATCGAAAGCCTTTCCTTGAATACTTCCTCAAGGGAAATGCCGTGTTTTTCCAATGCCGCAAAGACGGGCTTGTGCGGTTTGCAATCGTGCGAGAGCTTGCCGTATTGGTAGCGAACGAACTTATGAAGCCAGAGCTTTCCGTTGGGTAGCTTGAGCAGTTGCTTGGAAAGCGCCGCAACGTCCTTTGCGGAGGATTTGATGCCGATTTGAAACTCGGCAAACTCGTGGTCGAAGTCGATGACGCCTGATTGATCGCAGTTGTCGAGCAGGTAGAACCAAAGGAGCTTTTGGGCTGGCGTCAGCTTTCTAAACCAAGGGTCGCGCCACTTCTCGGTTTCGGTGAATCGCTTACTCATTTGCGTCCTTTATCAGCACCGAGCACCCCGACTCATTCCCTGACGCCCAGAGCTTCTCGACGCGCAGGCTGACCACCTGCGAGTCATCCCGCCAGATGCGCCCGCTCTTCGTGATCTGGTCCATTACCAACTTCGCGAGGTTGTCCACGTCGGGCTTCCCTGAGTGATGCACCGGTGCGCTCGCCTTGAGCCCCTTCGCGCCGAAGTGCGACTTGGGCCTTGGCAGAGAGAAGGCCATCGAGATCGCGACCGGCCCGAGCGTCAGCGGCCACTTGTGCACGATGGCTGCATCGAGGACAACGATCTGGACCGCGCGCTTCCACTCGTCCGCCACGTCGCTGTCGTAGAACCTCGCGACGTGAACGTTGCCCATCTTGCGCGCGAACGCTCGCGGGCGCGGCTGGCCCTTCGGCTCGCCGGCGACTGTGAATGCGAGCGTGCTCATTTCGCGACGCCTCCAATCCGATTCTTAAACAGCAGCCGCGCCTCGGCCTCCGTGATGTAGTGCCTCGTCATCCCCGCGCGCTTCGCCCGCTCACTCACGGTGCCACGGCTCATTCTAAGGGCCATTGCGACCGTTTTAACGGGCAAAAACTGCGCGAGCATAGCGTCACACTGGATGCGCTTCGCCTCGTTAGATTTTCGTTTGTTCATTTTGTTTTTGATTTGAATCGTCCGTCCTTCTCGCGTCGGAGTTTCTCGCGCGCTTCGCCGGCAAGAAAGCAGTCAACCCATTGCTCGTCCCGCCCGCGCTGCCAGCCGCGCCACGAGCCGACGATGTATCCGATCAGCCCGCCGCTCGCGAATGTCGCGGCGAGGATTAGTGCGTCATGTATCATCGTCGTCGTCCTTTCCGGTGAAGATAAACGGATACGCCACGATCAGCAGAATCACGAAGAGCGCGAAGAAGACCGTTTCGGTGAGCCAGTTCATTCGCTCCCTCCATACCACTTCGGAAGTCCGATTTCTCGGAGGTCGTTCGGGAGGTTGGGCCATTGCTCGCTCTTAACGCACGCCTGCAAACGAATCAAGTCCGTGATCGTTTCGTCGTGCCCGCGTGCCGTGGCCGCGTCGCTGAGTCGATAAACTGCCACGCCGTAGGGTTCGCACTTCTCAACGGCCACGAAGAAAAAATCGAACACCGGCGACCCGATGATTTCCGTGATGAGCGGAAGGTAGAACCCTGCTTGCCGGTGGTATCCGAAGTTAAAGCACGCGCGCTCGAAGTTGCGGAACGCATCCGCATCCAAGCTCTCGACGGTCTTGAGGTCCGCGACGTAGGGTCGCCCGCCGCTCAACTCGCAGCCCGCAGGGTTGAACCAGTCCGTGCGGCATTGCAGGTCCATGCCCACGTCTGGCTGCACGCGCCAGCTCAACTCCGGTAAGCCTGCGGCGAGGAGCTGCGAGGCGAGCGGGTGATGTTGCACCGCTGCCGTCATCTCCTGCACCGACCCCGCCTCTTCCTGCGTGATGATCGTCTTCCCCGCGTGCTCGGCCTCAAACGCTGCGAAGGCGATCTTGCCCTCCTTGCTGCGCCGGTCGATGCCCTCCGGCCGGAGAGCGTAGCGGTCCCAGAATGTCGCAGGCTCCAGCACCGCGCAGTGAGCCGCTGAGCCGAGGCGAAACGCTTCGGTGGGCTCCGGTCGCGCCACCGTCTTGGCGATGAAGCGGCGGTAGTAGGAGATTGGGCGGCGGCGGAACAGCTCGAGCTTGCTGTGCGAGATCGCTTCGTTCGCGTGATAGACTTCGTTGGGTTCGGAGATCATTTAGAGTCCTCCATCAGTCCGAGCTTTGACTGCAACGGATCCACCATTGCCTCGGATTCATCCTTGTAGCGCACCGACCATCCGATCTTCACCACGACCTTCGGCGCGAGCGAGAGAGCGTCCCATTCGACCGCGAACGTGGCCTTTGCTTTAGGCTCGGTCTGGTTCTCGTCCTCAACGAACGATTCCTCGGCGGCTCGGGCGATGGCGATGAAGTGCGTTTCGAGCAGCGAGCGGAATTGCTCGGTTGCGTTGTTGATGACAGCTTGGTTTTTGATTTCGCCAGCGTTCATGTCGCACCTCCAGCCGTCAGCGCGGCAGTCAATCCGCCGCTGACTTTTTCCGCAAGCGGCGTCACGTTGCGCTCTTCGGGAAAGTCGCGGACCTCCTCGGCGGTGCGGAGTCCCTTGAGCACGTCGCCGAATACGTCGCGGAGGACGAAGCCCCGAGCGCGGAACTTGAGCATCCGCCTCGGGTAATCCGTCCACGGTCCCGACTTGCCCCAGAGCTTCGCCGCCTTGGCGTCGGCAATGGTGAACGTCTCCGACCCCTTCGAGCCGTCGCGACGTGTAGCCGTGACGCGGATACCAAACGAGTCTTTGCCGGCCTCGCCCACCTCCTCCTCGTTGAAGGATTCGAGCAGACCGGATGCGCGGACGAGTGCCAGCGCCGCGTCGCCGTAGATCGCCGGTCGCCCGTTGATGACTGCCGTGTTTTGCAGCGCGGCCATCGGCGTCAGCCCCAGCTCCGCGCCAAGCTGAATTGCCACGAGGACAGCCTCGGGCTTCTCCATGCCGCGCGGCGCGAAGCCGCTGGCGACGATTGCGTTTGCGAATCGGAAGGCATCCTCTAGCGATGCGAGCTTCACGCCTTGTGCGCCGTAGTTGATCGGCGTCTTGATTTGGGCTGGGCTCGTCACGCTCTTGGGCGTCTCGACCACGGCGGTTGATGTGACTGTCGGTGTTTCTGATGTGTTCATTTTAACGATTGGCTGTTCTGTGTTGTGTTGTTACTGCTAGCTGCCCGCCGAGGTTGTGTTTCCTCGGCGGGTTTTTGCTTTTAGAACGGGACGTTGCCCTCGTCGATGTTCGCGACGGGAGCGGTAGGAACTGCGGCACCTGCAATGGTCCCGCGCTTTTGGTGAATGATCGTCCGCGCTGCGTTTCTAAGCAGCACGTCCTCGGGTCGCGGCGGGAAGGGTTTGCCGTTGTTGCCGATTCTTGGCTCGGCCTCTTGAGCATACCACGCCACCGAGCGTTCACCCAGCGCCGAGAGCGCAACGCCTTTGTTCTTGCCGAAATGCACTTGGACGTTGCCCGCGTCGTCGATGATCTCGGTGGGCATCGGCACCTCGTCCGAGCGTGGAGCGGCGGCAGGCTTTGCAGCCGGTGCGCCCGATGCGTAGGGTCGCGCCTCGAGGGCTTCGCGGATGCGGACTAACTCCGCGTGGATGAGTTCAAGGTTCATGCGATGCCTTTTCGTTGGTTGAGGAGCTGGCGAAATTCCAAGTCCGTGACGTATTGCTTTTTGATGCCCGAGTTCCACGCGATCTTCGAGACGCCGCCCGAGGTCATCCCGAGCGCGTAGGCGATTTCCTTGGTGCTCCAGCCGAGGAGTAAGTTGCGCACGATCTGCTCGCGCTCCGGTGTGCGTGGTCGGCTCATGGCGCGGCCTCCACGAGCTTGAGCCCGAGCTTCGCGGCGGCGTCCGTCAGTTGCAGGAGTTCGCGATTTTTCTCGTCGCCCTGCACAGTGATCTGGCCGCGAGCGATGTCCATCGCTCCTTCCAGTTCATCGGATTGCGCGCACTCCCAGCGCCACGCGCCTCGGTTTAAGATGTCGCCGAACGTGATCTGGTAATCCCAGCTTGGTTTGATCGCACCTATTTTGATGGTCACTCGGCGCGAGATCGTGATCTCGGCTTTGTTGCTCGTGAGCGTCCGCAGGTCTTGCGCCGCCCAGAGCATTTCGTTGTCGTCGTCGTTTTCCATTGTCGTCCTGTGTGTGTTTTTGTTGCTGATTAGTGACCGCGTATTTTCGCACGCCCACGGTCGGGCTCGTTGGCCTTGGTGCTCGGGTGGCGCCGAAAGTTATCTATTGGTTCAATCCTCGGCGTAGTCCGCCGCTTCCTCCAGCGTCATCTCGCGGAGTCCGTGCGACAACGTGTCGAGGATGTCCGCGAACGCCTGCTCGTTGTGTTGCACCGCGTGAGGCGCTGATCCGCACGCCCATTGCACCGGCTCGCATTGGCAGTCCGTGCCCGCCCAGAGTTTACCAACGGGAGCAACGAGCTGGATGACTCTCATGTCGCGATAGCCGCAATCCTCCTCGACGGTTGCGCCTGCTTTGGCGACCACGCGTTTGATGTCGTTGAGGGTTTTCATTTGCTGAGCCTCGCAACCTTGGCGCCGTAGGCCACGGTCGCGGGCTTCGTTGCCCCGCGCGGCCCACCGTTGTGGATTCTCGCCAGCGTGACCACGTCGCCCGCCGCCCACGCTGCGGGAGCGTAGCGCTGGAGGTAGGCGGTCACGACGCGGCGCGAGTAGTCCAGGTCCGCGCAGCGGGAATAATCCCCGCCGACCCGTGCGTCGGCGTGATAGGCTCGATGAATCTGCAAGGGCCCGAGCGCGCGGCCGCCGTCGCCGAGAATCAGCCCCGTGCGCCCGCTCGTCTCGACGACGTGGAGCGCGCGGAAGAAGCTGGGTGGTGGCGCTGCGTGCGCGGAGATCGCGAGCGCGAGGAGGAGGAATGTGGGTTTCATTTTGAGTTGCGCGACTTGATCGTAAAGCTGCTGAGGATCACGAAGGTTCCAATCCAGTGCTTCGGGACCGGATACCACTTGTTGTGCGATTCGATGAAGTAAAGGTCAGTGGCCTCGATGACCATGAATTTGCGATTTATGCTCCAAGGTTTCATGGCGTCGTTAATAGTTTTGACGCGACAATCTCCGCTTTGACTATCTTCCGTAGCGTGGCGCGTGCGCTCTGTTTAATTCCCTTCGGGCATTCGTCCGGTCCGTCCGCATCAGCGTAATACTCGGCGTCAGCTTTGATTGATTCAACCGTGTCGGGCAAGCCGCGCTCAGCGTGATCTTCGCGAAAGCGTGGCGGAAGCGATTCAAGGATCGTTTTCATTTCGTGAGCTTTGAGGCGTTGCGCTTTGCGGTGGCGACCTGTCGTGGCGTGCAGCCCGCGCCGATTGACTCGGCGAGAGCGATTGCGCGGTCGGCGCGCTGTTGGTCGGGCGCGGTGATCGCGAGGATCAGCGCTTGGGTCAGAGCTTGGGTGGTGCTCATGCGGCACCTCCGACCGTGACCGGCGCTCCGACTTTGCAAACCTTGCCGACTTCGTTTTTCCAGATCGCCACCTCGACAAGCGAGCCATCTGGCATCCGAATCGTTTGGACCTCTGCGATTATTGGTCCGCTTTCGAAGGTCACGCGGTGCAAGACCTCGCGAGTGGAAACGAGGACGGGAAGGGTGGTATCGATTTTCATGTGGTTGAGTTGCGCGCCTCGGCGTTAATTCGCTTCGGCTGGCACCGGAAAACCCCGCGCCTCCGAAGAGAGCGCAGGGTGGTTTGCGGGAGGGGGGCGACTTTATTCGGTCGCGATCAAAATTCGCGTCCAGTCATTTTTTCGGCGGTGAAGAGCGACGTGAGAACCGCCCTTGTGCACGAACCATTCTCCGCCTAGAGCAACTCGCATAAATTGAGCAAACTCGCAGATGGTTTCCGTTTTATCGTGCGATGCGAGGCAGCGTGCAATCGTCGCTTCTTCGCTCGTGAGGTGGTTCGTGTTTTCTAGGGTGATCTTCATTTTGTGTTTTGGTTTTGTGTCTCGGGTTAATCTCCTCCGACGTCCACACTCAATCCGAACGCCCCTTCCACGTAAAGCTCAATTGCGTATTTTGTCCTGCTACTTCCCTAAGCCGTTGCAGTTGCGCCACTTAAAACCAATCAAATGTTGGCGATGGATGTGGAATCTGGGCAAAAGAAAGCCCGCGCAGCGGTAAATCCGCTCGCGGGCTTGCTGGTAGCCTCAGCCCTCCCAGCCGCATGGTGCTGCGAGGAGAGCAAAATCGGCAGCGGTTGCAAGGGTGTAATTGCGCGGCCCATACTTGCATCCGCTTTGCTAATACGTCGAGCGCGTCAGGTGTATTTTCCGAGGATGAAATGATAGCGGCGATTGCCCGTCGTGCGGGTTCCGCCGTCGCGCGAGTAGATCACGAAGCGCGCGTTGGTCGAACTCGACCCAGCGTCGAAATCATAAACGCCGAGATAGTTCGTATCATAAATCTGGATAAGCCCCCAGTCTGGCTTCGCCGTGAATCCGCGATTGGTGATGTCCACGTCGAGGTCATAGTTCCCTGAGGACACCGTGAAGTTAAATGCGTCGCTGCCCGCGTAGAGCGCGAGCTGCGCGCGCGGACTCGTTGCGGCTGCGGGAGCGACGACGAGTGAGGCGGTGCGAGCGGTTGATGCCGTTACCGATGTCAGATCTGCCGAGCCGCCGGTGATGTTTACGGCGTTCGCTTCCTGATTCATCATCGTGCCAGCCGCAACGCCCCAGTATGTCGTCGGCGTATTGAGATTTACATTATCGCCGAACCACGCGCTCCTCGTTCCGCTGCGATCAACTGCGCGCACGCGAACAAAGGCGCTTGCTGGAAGTGCTCTCGAAAGAATTTCCTCGGCTATCGGTGACGAGAAATAAAATCCTGCGGCATACGCAATTTCAGCCGCTGCGTCCGTATCTGCGGTCGTCGCCACTATCTCGTAGCCGACGACGCTTTTCGTGGGTGATGCAGTCCAGTTCACTCGCACCGAGAATGTCACGTCTCCTGCGCTTGTTTCGGGCGGTCGCAGAAACGCGGCGTCGTTCCCTGCGACATACGTCAAAGCACTCGGCGCAGCCGGTGGCGTCGTGTTGCTCGGCGCGCTCTGACTCAGCGCAGTCGAAATCTCCGAGATCGCCCCCGAGAACGAAATCCCGCGCGCAGCGAACTGGTAGGACTCGCCGACCGTCAGATCGTCGATTGAGACCGCGTAGGACACCGACGAGGCAATTTGATTTCCAACGATGTAATCGCTCGCGCCCGTGCGGCGGTAGAGGACATCGAGAGCGACCGCGCCGGATGGCAGAGGTGGAGCGGTCAGCGAGACGCGCGCAAATGAACCGCCGTCGCTCGACAGATAGACCGTCGTGCTGATGAGGGTTGGCGCGTTGGGCGTGCTTGGCGCGGTCGGGTCGATAGGCCCAGCGGTGATGACCGATGGCGTGGCCTGCACGTAGTTGGTAAACCCTGACACGTTCTCAACCGTGTCGTAAGCGTTGAGCCAATAATAATACGTCGTCCCGATGTCCACCTCTGTGTCTACGAAGCGCGATGCGCGGACTTCGGCGATCTTGCTCGTGTTGGCGTTTGCTGGCGTGACTGCCGTGGTCTTCCGGTAAATGCCGTATTCCGAAAAGTCGGGCTCGGTGTTGTCGTTCCAGTCGAGCGAGACCGCGCGGCCCGTGCCGACTACGGCGGTGAGGCCGGTGGGCGTTACAGGGGCGGTGGTGTCCTTGGCGACGCCTGTTTGCGCCGTGAGGTAGCTTGTCGAGACGCCGAAATAAGACTCGCCGTAAATGCGCACGTCGTAGGTCAGCCCGATCTTCACGTCGCTCGAAATGAAGTCGCGCGTCTGGTCCCCTGCGACGCGGCTCCATGTGAGATAAGTCGCTGACGTGCTTTCCTTGTATTCGATTCCAACTACGCCGCCCGATTGGATGAACGCGCTGGCGGGCGCGGTCCACGCCACGAGGATGCGCGGCAGCGCCGTGCCGTCGGCTTGGATGAGTTGCGTCGTGCCGTTGGCTGTGAGCGTGAGGCCGCTCGGAGCCGCGAGCGTGAACGGATCTGGCAGCGTCGTGTTGAGCGCGCCAGCCGTGTAGATTTCATCCGTGACGTTCCACGAATAGACCGACGAGTCGGTCTCGCGCAGCGTCATGTCCACGAATACCTCGGGAGGATTGCCGCCGCTCGCGAAGTTCCACTCCATGACCTCGAAGACCTTGGAGGAAAACCCGAGCTTCGCATTGGTAATCATCACCGTATCGCCCGCGCGAACCTGCATCGCCTCGAGTCGGAAGCGCGCCGACATCGTGATTTCTTCGCGAGCGCGGCGAAGCTCGATGACCGCGAGACGCTGCGCGCAAGACGAGGAAGTCGTGAACGGCAGCACCACGTCTCGGAAAAAAACGACGCCATTGTCGTCGGAGACATAGGCGGCATCCGTGATCGTCGGGAAGTCCGTCACCTGCCAGTTGTTGATTTCGCTCAGGTAAACGCCCTTCACCGAGTTCACGCGGTCGCGTGCGCTCGTGCGCGTCTGCACGCTGATCGGCCCCACGAAATGCTTCTCGCTGAACGTCACCGTTGGGATGCGATAGGCGGCAGCGTAAGGCGCGATCTTGCCGCCGGTGTAGGCGATCAGTCCGCCCATCGCCGAAAGCAGTTTGCCGATGTTCTCATCGGGCGACGCGCTGGTCGAGACGACGCCGTTCGCCTCGTATCGGTTTTCCTCGGTCGGCGTTGGCGTCGTCACCGGCTTTATCTCGACGTTCTCGTCGCAGATGTTTGCCGCCGCCCCAAACGCCGTGTCGTCCATCTCCGCAGTCGTCATCCCCATGCCGAGCGAGTTCGTGAGGTAGTCGCGCAAGCAGAGCGCGGCGTTGGCTGAATAAACAGTCTGAGAGTTGCGCGGGTCGAAGACCTTTCTGCCGCGCACGACGGCGCTGATGTTTGGGATGCCGCTCGGGTATTTCTCCGCGTCCCATGTCAGGCGGACGTAGAGGTAGGCGATGCCAGAGAGCTTGTGATCTGATGTCCATTTGCCGTCCGTGAGATTGACGGTGGCGGCGATCAAATCCGCGTCCGCTGTGTCGTTTGGCACTCCGCGCTTTTTATTAATGAGCGCGACGCCCGAGTAAAATCCGGTCGGCTGATTCCCTGACAATGGCACCTCTTCATCGTTGAAATAAATCTCGTCGATTGCCTCGACCTCGTGGCCGGCCAGAGCGACGACGAGGTGGAGGTATTCGTTCTTCGTGCCCGTCGTCGAAATGTAAACGATGGTCCCGCTGACGCGGCAGCGACCGTAAATTATTGACCGCGCCGCGATCGGAGAACGCACCATCTGGCCGCGCTCCGAGAGCGACGAGTCGGAGAAGCTCGGCATCTTGGGCGCGAGCAGTTTCGACGCGGCCATTGATGCTGCGGTGACGGCGATGAATTGCACCGTGGCCGCGACCATCGCCAGAGCCTGCGACGTAATGTAAAACCCAGCCGCCTTGAACGCGGAAGCGATAGCGGATGCGATCAATACTTGTGGCATGGTTAAAATCTCCAGACTCTAGCGTTTGGGAATGTCACGAATTGCAGTCCATCGCGAGCGAGGAAAGCCGCGACGCTGCCGATGCAGATGCCCAGCGCGACGCCGTCGCCGCCGTCCTGCGCCACGAGATCGCCGCGACGAGCAAGCGCGGTGGCGATCTTCATTCCTCCAGCTTCATCGACGAGGCGCTCGATTCCGCCGCCTCGATTGAGTGCTCGATGCGCCGAGAGCGCGCTTGCGTATTGCCCGCGCCATTGCGCTGCGATGTCGCGGCCGGTTGCGATCTGCACCCAGTCCGCCGCGAAGAGACAGCAATCATTCGAGCCCCACGCAAAAGCCTCGTGGCGCTTGCGCTCGATGTAAGCCGTGAGCAGGTCCGGCCAGTTATTGCAGCGGGTAGCCATGTTCATTCGTAGCCGGTGCGCTCGCTCTCACCGCCGCCTTCGTTCACCGGCGCGACGAGCTTTGCGTTGCCCCAGTAGATTTGCTTTTCCTGAATCGCCGTGACGAACTCTAGCCCCTTGTCGGACGGGAATAGGTTCTTCTGCTCTTGGTCGGTGTAGCGCACTTCACGCGGGCGGCGGAAGTCCACGAGCTTGTTCTCGGCGCTCATGCCAATCGTAGCGTTTTGCCCGTCGTCGTTGATGCTCATCACGTCCATGCGCCCAGAGAAGATCGTGACCGGCGACGACACCAGTGCACCGCTGGCTTCAAGCGCGCCAAAAAGAACCGAGCACTCCCTGCCCTGATAATTTTCGGTGAGCGCAACGGCCAGCATCGCCGTGGGAACGCCCGAGAGCTGCATGGAAATGCCGCGCGCCGCGAGGTCCGTCGTCTCCTCAACCGGCGAGATTGAGCCGAGCGTGCCGATTCCAAGATACGCCGTGCTTCCGACCGTGATCGTGCCGTAGCCGGTCCAGATGTGCACCGGCGTCGCGAAGGATAGCGAAGCGAGCAGAATCGGCGAAAGCTGCGATGCGCTCACCTCCGTCACCATGTCGTTTGTGAGTCCGCGTCCTGCTGTGGTTATGCTCATGACTCGACGTCCTCGACGATTGAAAAGCTGATGCCGTAAACGCTCGCCAGTTCTATCGACCACTCCGTCGTCGGCTGCGCAAGGCGGAAGACGCCTTTTGCCCGAGCGCCAGTCGTTAGACCGTAAACGATCGCCGTGCTTCCTGCGTAGCTTTTGCGGAGAGCGGGGAAAAGATCAACGGTGCCCACTCCGTTTGCTTGCACGACCTTGTAGTATGACGTGCTGATTTGCAGCCAGTCGCCGACGGCGAACTGCGTGCTGTTGGTCGTTCCGTTGTAAGTCAGCGTCGTTCCGTTAGCGGTCGCCGTCGCAACGGTCAGCGTGCCAGTAATTGAGCCACGCGGCAGCGGGTTCGCGTAGTCTTGAAAGTTGAACGTGCCGCGCTGCGCCGACAGCAAGAAGGCGATCATCGTCTCGGCATCCGCGCGAGTCATCGGCGGGCAATCAACCGAGCCGAGCCACGCTTGGCCTGCGTGGTTGTATTGCTGCGTCTGCAAGGTGAAGGGCGACGTGTTGCGCGACACCGCCGAGACGCCCGTGAGCGACAAGCGCGAGAGGTAGAACGGATCAGGCGGCGTGAGTGGATAGGTGATGGCCATGACGATTAGGCGAAGGCTGCGCGGTATCCGCCGCCGCGTCGGACCATGTCGGGAATCTCGGCCTTGAGCCGCCGCCGCTCTTGTTCAAGGATTGGCACCAGCTCGGCGCGCGAGACGCCTGCGGCGATGTTGTAGTTGACCGTGACGCCGCCCGAGCCCCCGCCGCTGCTGCTCATTGCGCCGTTCGGCACGATGCTGCCCGAGGAGCGTGGAACGAAGAGCTCTGGACCTTCTTCCCCGACGACGTAGGCACCGCCTGCGTTTACGGGTCCGCCCTCGGCACGCATCCCTGACAAGATCGTCCCGATTCCCTTCGCGAGAGGCTGCGTTATCATGTTGCTGAAGACGAGGCGCACTAAGTCCTGTCCGATTGCGCGAAGCACCTCGCTTAGTTTTTGCCCGCTCAAAATTGCGTCCTCAAATCCGGTGGCGAGAATCTGGCCAGCGTCGTCGAAGAGTCGGTTTTGCTCCTTCATGAGCGCGTTGATTTTTTCCTCACGCGCTTGGATTCTCGGGAGGAGTTCCAAAAGCTGCTCTTTTGTCCTAATTTGAATCTGCATATTTTCTTCCGGAACGTCTCGATTCAAACCGAACGCCTCGCGCCCTCCTAGTAATGCGCTGACCCGCTCCTGATCTGCTTGAAGGTTTGAGCGCAACTGTTGAATGGTCGCAACAGATGTTTGGCTTTGAACGACCCCCAGTTGATCGGTTACTTTCTTGAGTTTATCCGCCTCTGCTACTTCGTCTTTTCTCAAGTCATTGAGAACTTTCTGAACCTCGATTTCTTTTTTCGCGGTGGCCACTGGGTCGCCTTGCCCGCGCATCGCGTCAAGTTCTGCACCAAGCGTGATAGCGAGATTCTTTTTTGCCGCAGTTAGTTGCTCCTGTGACATTCCTATCTGGTCGAAGTCTTTTTTCAATTCGGCCAGAGTTGCGCCAGATGCCTCAATCTCTTTCTTGAATCTCACCAATTTCAGGTCGTCGAGCTTTTGCCTGATTTCATCTTTGGTAAGCGGGCTGAAAGCGTTTCCCATGCTGATGCCGACCTGCGCCAGAGCCAGCGGCAGCTTCATGAAAAAGTTGAGCGTTCCCTCGACGAGATTCTGCATCTCCATCGCGGCGACGATTTGCTCGTCGCTGAATCCCACTTCTTCGCCAGCCGTCGCGACCTTGTCCAGCCGCTGCTTCATCATGTTCAGCGCGCCCATCACGGCCTCGCCACCGAACGCCAGCTTGGTGATCTTGGAAAGCCCTTGCGTCGATTTCTCCAGCTTGCCGAGCGAGTTCTGCACCGCCGCAAACGCCGCCTTAGTCGCATCGACCGCTTTAAGTGTGAATGATGCTTCAGCCATGGTGCTTCAGTTTCCGGTTTTGATGTTCGATGTATGCGATCCAGCCGTTGAGTTCCTGCGCTGGCATGGCGAGCACTTCGCTTGCGAATTTGCCGAGACGGTCCGCGAGAGCATACACGGCGAGGAAGTCGGCAGCTTCTCCGCCGTGAATCAGTTTTTTAAGTCGTCAGGCCTCGGCCCGTTTTCGGCCAGAATGGCGTTGGCGATGCGGCCCACGACGTTGCTGTCGGCCTTGTTCAACAGCGTCGGCTTGTGCTCGATGGTGAACAGCTTCGCGCCGTGCTCGTCCGTGGCTTTCATTATCAAGATGTCCACAAGCAGCTCCATGTCGTTCTCCTTGCTGCGCCGATAAAGCCGGTTCTTTTCGCCGAGCGTGACCGGCGATGCGTGGACGACGAGCTTCCATTCGGGCACGTCGATCTTGCGCGTGCCGAGTGATGCGAAATGTTCCCTGACGAGGTCGATTGCTTCCATGTGTTGTGTGTGTTTTGCTACTGAGAAATTAGGAGGCCGTCAGCGTGCTGAGGGCGCCGTTGCCCTCGAAGGCGATGGAGCCCTCGACGATGCCGTCGAACGATGCCGAGACGTCGAATTTCGTCACGATGGCCGCGCCAGAATAGTATCGGTCTCCGGTGTCCGCGCCCTCTGGGTAAAGGTTGAGCGTGACCGAGCTTCCGATGGTAATCAGAAGTTGGCCGGCGTCGGTCTCGTCCCAGTAAAGATCGCCCGAGACGCTGAAGGTTTTCATCGTCGCAAGACGCGTGCGGTAGGTGTCGCCGATGACGGAATCCTCGACGGTGTCCGACGAGTGGCTGAGAGCGTAGTTGCGCAACTCGCCGATTGCAGTGGTGGAGATTTTGACGAGACCTTCTCGCCCGAGGTGATTTGCCATGTTAGTCGGTGGTTAAATAAATGCAGTTGAACGTATGCCGAGCCGTGCCGAAGCGCCTGTCCTCGTCTGGCTCGATCACATAGTCGACACTCGTCAAATGAAGGTCGCGGCATTGCCCCCCGAGCGTCACGTCGGCGAGAACTGCGGCCTCCACCGCCGCGCTGCCGGTGTCGAAAAGGTCATCGATTAAATACGTCCCGCTCTCGACGGTGAAGTAATCGACGATGAGTTGCAGCTGCCGGTATTGCGTGCGGTTGCTCGGCCCGAGCGTGCGCACCTCAATCTGCTCGCTGACCGCATAAACGGCGGCGGCTGGAAACGAGATGCTTGCGATGGTGTTATTGCGCCCACGAAGGATGTTCGCGGTCGGCACGACGAGCGCGCCGGTGAGAGCGTTGGCCGTCGCGGTGCGGATGTTGGTGCGTGTGCTCATGCGGCTGCTGTTTTGATTGGCATTGCTCCGCCGACGCGGGTGAAGCCGAGATTGACGGCACGGTTGGCGAGGATGGCGGCGACTTTCTTCGCGGTCGTTCTGACGCGTGAATTGATGGCCGCGTCGATCATGCGTTGGTAGTTTGGAATCTTCACGTTGTGCGCCGTGGCCTTGATAAACGGTTGCGGCCCGAAGCTCGATTGTACCGAGCCGAAGCGGATGTTTCCGCCTGCCTGAGCCTTGAGCTTGTCGCTGAATTTCTTGTAGCGAGCGCCGGTAACTTTTGCCGATGAGTTCCATCCGCTGACTGTCCAGCCCACGCGGTCCTCCATGATTGATCTGACTCGGCGGAAGTCGGAACCGAACGCGAGAACTCGCGGCTTGCCCTTTATCCTGCGCCACGGCGTCTGCTGCTCCTTCTTGTATTTCCGAATCGCGTCTTCGTTTTCAAGCAACGGCCTGCCGTAATAGTGCGTCAGGTTCGGATTGCGGAAAAGCGCGCGCAGCTTCTCCACGTCGCGGTTGCGGACATATCTCGCCATCGACTTGTAGAATCCGCCCTTCGTCGCCTTCGCTTGCAGGTCTTCGAAAACCAACGGTTCCGCGAGCCTGCTGAAGTCCGCGCGCACCGCGTTCGCGCCCTGCTGCTTGCTCTTGGGCGGCGTGAATTTCACGATGGTCTGAATCGCGTATTTCGCCTCCTCCTTGATGACCAGCCCGAGGTCCACCTTTGCCGCGTTGGCAAGACGCGCGAGCTGATACTCTAGCCGCGAAAAACTGGTTTCGATGTCGATCATATCGCCTTCGCCACTTCAATTTCACAGCCCGCGCCCTCTGCGTCCAAGGTCACGCGTTCGATGAAATAGGTGATGCTCGCCCGAGAAAGCGTCTGGGTGACCTGCGGCGTGGCGCTCACGCTCGACGTGAGTAGAAACACCGTGAACTTGCTGTCGGTTCGGCGCTGGTCCTCAAACTCCGAGAACGCATCACGCGAGGACGACCAGATGCCCGTGACGCTCACGCCTTGATAAGTGAACGAGATGCCAGCCTGCGCCAGTATCGCCGAGAAATCGGAATTGATCTGCGTCGGGTCGAAGTCTCGCACGGCTGCCATACCTATGTCGCGCCTGTAAAATAAAACCGCGCGTGCAGCTCTGGCCGGTTCGCGAGGAGCCACGGCTCCGCGTCCTCGTAGCACCGCTGTGCGTCCTGCCCGCAGGTCTGCGAGCCGACGTGGTGAACGTAGGCCCGCGAGATGAAATGCCGCCGCTTCATGTCGAGGCATTGCACGTCGTCCGAAAACCAATTTATCGGCGGGAAATCCACCCACGCGTCGCGGTGAATCCACGCGCAAATCGGCGCGATGACCGGCGTCTCGACGATGTGCCGCTCCGACTGGTAGCGCAGGAAGTCGATTTTCCCGCGCCCGCTGCGCACGTTCTGCTCGCCGCGCGCGTAGTCCGAGCGCGTCGCGACATAGCCGAGATCGGGCACGACCTTGCGCAGATGCGCTACATCCGCGAGGAGCACCGCCCACGTCGTCGGCGTGAACACGATGTCGTCGTTGCAAATCAAAATCTCGTCGTGCCGCTTGAACGCTTCGCGCGCCGCGAAGTTGTAGGCGTCGCCGAAGTTCTTCCCGACCTTGTGATGCACATACCTCTCCACGTCCTGCGGGACGTAGGCGTTGAGCGAAGCCGTCATCACGTCGAGGCAGGCGCCGTTGACCGTGCAGACGATAATCGCGGGCGTGCTCATGGCTTCTTGGCCCCGAGGATTTCCTTGATGTTCTCCGCGTCGATCAGCGTCACGCCGCTTGCCAGCACGAGCTTGTCCCAGTCGTGCGGCGGCACCATGCCGTCCTCGATGTGCACCGAGATCATGGCACGCTCTACGGCTCGCGGTTGTCCCACGTCGTGGATGAACTGCTTGGCCATCGCCATCGTCTCCTTGTCGTCGGGGCGCACGAGAAAGACGTGCTCGATGGTTTCCGGTTGCGCTGACGTCCCCAGCCACGCCTCGCGGAAGGAGACGGAGCGCGTCGAGTCTCCGAGGGTTTTCTGCGTGAGCCGAATCGCGGGTTTTTCGTGCTTGTGAAAAGCCCACTGAAGCCCGTCCGCTTTTCTCGGCTGGTCCGCGAGCCGGTAGGACCGCGCAGCGAGATCGAGACCGGCCCAGCCATACCACTTGACCTCGTGCGTCCACGGTCGGTCTTTTTCCTTGGGCTCGGGTAGCGACATCATCCGCTCCGCCCAGAAGCTCGCGCGCCTGCCGTCGTTGCGCTCGAACGCCAGCATGATGACGGAGGCGATGGCCTCGCGGCACCACGGGAAAACCCCGTGCGCACCCATAGCGAATTGCAACGCCTCGCGCCGTGACGCGACGAGTCGCGCAAGGTTCAGCTGCACCTCGTAGCGGAACGAGTCGTCGAGATTCGGGAAGGAAAGCGCGATGCGGCCGAACTGCTCGGCGGCGGTCTTGTTGCCGGCGCAGTAGTGTTCTTGGTGGATGTAGAAGTATTGGGTCGCCGACTCCGCGATGCTTCGCCCGAGGATTGCGAGGTTGCGCTTGCGGTTGCTCTGCTTGATCGACACCGGCTGATGCCGCCAGACTGGCACCTTCCATTCGTTGTGAAGATCGTTCGGCAGCAGGAGCAGGTTTTCGTGGACGTCGTGGTGCCAGACGCGCCCCGAGGCGAACGCTGTGCGGCGGATGATTCGCTCGCGTTGCAACTTCTTGCCGGTGCCCCGCACGTCGTAGGGGCATCGGAGCATGAGCACGTCCTCCGTGAGTTCCTTGAGCCTTTCGCGGAGATCCGCCGCATCGGTCAGCACGTCGTCGCAGTCAGCCCAAAGAAGCCAATCGCCGGTGCCTTGGGCGAAGGCTTGGTTCCGAGCCCTCGCGAACGAATCGACGTGCCGCCACGCCTGCGCAGTAACCCCGTTGCGGTAGTCGGAGAAGACAATCGGGACCGCGTTGCGCTCGCACCAGTCCCGCGCGAGCTGTTCGGTGTCGTCCGGTTCCTGCGAGCCGATGGCGCGCACCAGTGAGAGTTCGTCGATAATGCCGACGAACGAATCGAGCATGGTCTTGATGTGCGCGGTCTCGTTGCCGGCAATCACGCAGAGAGAAATCGTCATGTTGTGTGTTGCCTCCGGTGTGGCGAATCGCGCCGCAGCGTCAAAACAAAAAGCCCCACGCGGTGAGGCGTGGGGCTGTAAACTCAGGTGTATTCAGATCAGGAATACTGAGTGGTGATAAGCTGACCCGCGTTCGCATTGACCACCTTCTCGGCGGTGTATTGCGAGGCGCGCACGATGTTCGACTTGATCGCTTCTTCGCGATAGGTCGAGACGCCGATTGCTGGGCCATACTCGGACCAGTTGAGCGTGAAGCCTGCGCCACCTCCGAAGAAACCGGCAGACGCCTGCGTGACCGAGCCGACCCAGATAAACGTATTGGCCCAGACATTACCGGCAGCGAACGCGACACCTTCAGGGGCCGTATCATAAGAAGCCCTACCGATGAGCACTTGGCTGACACCGAACACCTCGGCGGCGGCTTGCGTGCTCGCGTTGAGGATGGTGTCAGACGAAATGCCAGCGCCGCGAAGGCGGTTCTGGAACTTCGTGGAAGCGCGGATGCGGGTCCACACTGGGTTTGGGATGATGACGGACAAGTTCGTGACGCTCTCGCCCTTTGCGAGCAGACGGTCAGCAGCCTCCTGCACGTCAGCGCCGACATCGAACGTCGCTAGATTCGCGGTCGTGTAGGCGGTGCCGCTGTTGGTCGCGGTAAACGTGGAATTGTCGAACAGTTTCGCAGCAACGCGCAGTTCGTGCGCGAGGAGCAGTTTACGTTTGGCGAGCTTGGCGGCGATGACTTCGGCGTCGAAGAATCGGGCGACGTCGAGGGTGACGGTATCGTCCACGGCCTCTTCGTATCCATATTCCAACGCCGTGTAGGTGTCTTGGTTAAACGCACGCGTGCCGCGAGCGTATGCGCTGTAAGCGGCGCGGTTCTTAACGTCGCTCTTGAGGAGCTGGCCCTCTTTGAGAACGAAGGAAGGGTATTGTCCGGCGCGCACGGGCACGTCGAGGATGGGCATGGCCTGAACGCCGATGAGTCCGGCCTCATAGTCTTTTGCCTGCTCGACTACACCGGCGATGTCGCCGCGAAAAATGGCTGCTGAATTGGTATACATGGTAAGATTTTTTTAGGGTTTAGAGATTCTTCGGAATCATCTCGATGATTGCACCAGCGTCGGACGCGGTGGTCAGCGATTTGCCGACAGTGATCGTGCCGGTGATGGCAACTTGGCCGGAGGCCACGCTGAAAACCGTATCGCCGACAGTGACCGGACCAGCGAGCAGAGTGGCCTTAACGGAATTTCCGCCGAGGAACTGGACGCTGATTTGATCGCCAGAGGCAGCGTCGATCAAAGCGACGCCGTCAGGGAGAGAAGCGGTGGCGGAAAGTCCGACGCCGCGATTGCTGGAAATGGACACGAGGCGAAACGCGGTGATAGCCGAGTTTGCGACGAACGTGCCCGCATTTTGGAATGAAGTAGCCATGGTAGTTTTTTTAGAGTTTCACGAGTTCGCCGCCCTGCACGCGCGCACGATAGACGGCGTAAAGGTCAGCATGATTCTTGACCGCGAAGGAGATGGCCGAGGATTTGTCGCCCTTCAGCTCGGTGGCTTTGGCGGCGACGACGTCCTCGAATTTCTGCGCTTGCGTGACTGGTTTAGGAGCTTCCGCCGAGGCGATCGGGGCGGCGGGCGCACCGAATGACTTGGCAAATTCTTTGACCGCAGCGAGAGCCGCAGCGTTGGCCGCGAGTTGCACGACCTCAGTCTGTGCGCTCATGGCGGCGGGTTTCTCTTCAACGGGAGGCAGCGCAGCTTCGAGCTTCGCGAGTTTGTCGTTCATGCTCATCATGGCTGATTGAATCATGCCCTCGATGGCCTTCTTCATGTCGTCATTCATCGTTTCAATTTTTGCTTTTGATTCTGGCGCGGTCTGGAGTTGCTCCAGCTTGCGCGCAAAAAATCCATTCGGGTTCGCAGCGGGTTCGCTGACGAGATCAACCGAGTAGATTTCAGAACACCTCTGCAAAGTCGTGAGCTTGTCCGCGCTCTTTTCCGACGGACCCGAGAACGCAATCGAGAGCCCGAACGTGTCGGGAATCCGCTCGGCAATCTCCAAAATGTAAGCGCGATGGACCGAGGATTCGAGCAGGTGCAAATCCCCGAGGAGCTTCTCGCCCTCGATGCGCAGCGTGTCGATCTAGCCGACGATGTCGCCCGCGCCGCCGCTGTGGTCCAGCTTCACCTTGAGCCCGCCCGAGTATTGCTCGGCGGCTTTCTTGACCTGCTCTAGCGTCTTGTCGTCGATCATCACGCCATGACCGAGAGCCGGTCCTTTGGTAATGAGCGAGACGCCGCGAATGATTCCGGTCTGTGCGTCGATGACGCCTGCGGAGGCTGCGAATGTGATGACGGGTTCCATCGCCTATGCGATGCCCGTCAAAATCAATCCTCCTTCTTTGCCTCGCGCCGCCAGCGCCAGAGCAGAAAAGCAATGCCGAGGAGCGTGCCGACGAGCGCGGCGACCTCGTTGACCTGCGACAGCGAGACCATCGCGGCGACTGGCGTGGCGGCGGTCAGGACGGCTCGGATGTTGTCGGAGTTCATTTTTTGAATTGTCCGATTCGCTCGGTGATAATTGCAATGCTCGTTCGGTTCTCCGCGATCATGTCGCGGTTGTGCTGGATCTCGCGCTCAAGGTCTTGCCTCAGTTTCTCGCGAGCTAACTCCGCTCCGGTGTTCGTGGCCTGCTTGTTGTCGCTCGTCACCACGAGAGACACTTGCTGCCGTAGCACCGTGACTTCATGGGAAATTGAAGCGAGCGAGGACATCAGATAAATGACGCAGGAAAACAGAATCGGCAGCACGGCAAATGCAGCCTTCTCGATGAGCGCGTGCTTTGAGCCTTCGTCGCTCATTTTTTAGCCCTCATTTCCATGATCTTCTCAAGCGTGCGACCCCCGAAGTAGAACGACATGATGAGCATCCCCCACTGTCCGAGCAATGAGACGTAAGCCTCGTTAGCGTTGTAGCCAAACGCGCTCATGCCCGCGAAGAGGAAGTAGCCCGCGAGGATTGCCGCGAGCGTCATCGGGCGGATGTTCTTTGACCACCACGAATCGCTCGCCATGTCCGCCTGCAACCGCTGCGTGAGGTTGTCTTGTTCCACCTTGTAGGCTTCCAAGTCCGCGTTCATCTTCGCCAGCTCGCCACTCTGCGCGAGCTGCGCCAATTCAAGCTGCGCCTTGGCCTTGGCCTCGGGGTCAGGGATGAGTTTGTCGATTAACTTCGTGCCGATGCCTAGGATTTCAGCGAGAGGGAACATGGTTACTTTTTGTTGAACATATCGAACAACGCTTTGATTTTCTCCTCAAGAACGGCGACGCGCAGGTCGAGCTTTGAGAGCACGATGATGAGCGTAATCATGCCCAAGAAAATCGGCCAGCCCTTCACAAGGATTTCGAGCGCGTCCATACATTAGGGGCGGATGTAAGTTCGCGCCTTCACGGCGCGGGCTTGTCAGCGGCAGCGGCCTTGAGCTGTTCGATCTCCGCCAGCGCAGCCGCGAGTGAGTCCACCAGCAGATTGAGACTCTGCTGTTGGAGTTGCTGCACGATCGCGGATTTGTGTTCGTCTTTGGTCATGGTAATTTTTCTTCAAAGAACAGCTCAAACCCAGCGTTCACGGCCAACACGCACGCAAACGCAGCGTCGTCCGTCCACGCGGCGCATTGCTCTGCCGTCGCAGGCACAAGCCCCACGGCCATGATTTCCACGCCCTCCGCGTCGAGCAAGTGGCAGTCGGCTACGGCGGTGGGCGACGTGTATTGAATGTAACGGACCTCGAACTGAGTTCCGACTTTAGGCTGAGCGGGTGAGCCCATTGTGTAGGGTGCGATAGGGATGATGGTCATGGGTGTAGTGAGATTAACTTGTGCCGCCAAATGGGAGGTAGAGGAAATTTGCAGAACCGCCTAAACGGTTTTCGATGTAGATAATGCCATTATTGAAACCGATGTTCATTTTGCCATCCGTTCCAGTTGTTCCGGTCATCGTAGTGCTGTTTGTAATGGTCACGTCTGCCGACTTGACGATTGTGTAGAGTAAATAATTCGCTCCTGAACTAAAATAGCCGCCAATAATGGATTGGCTGTAATCGGTATTTAATATCACGAAAAGCCCACGCGAGACCCCGCCAATGACCAGCGGCGTAAACGTAGCAACGCTATCGTCGTTAATGCCTGTGCGCGTGCCAGCGATCATTGCCGTCACCGCGCCCCCGAAATAGCTCGCCCCACCCGCCGCCAGTCCCCCTTCGATCACTAGCGCACCCGCGCCTGCCGAGCCTGCGGTGGAAGAGTTAATCTTCAGCCCGCCCACTCCGGTCAAGCCTGTGTCGCTGGTCGTTCCGATGAGGACGTTGCCGCTCATCAAACTCGTTTTGGTCCCACCTTCATCGGCACTTAAAATTAGCGTATTTGTATAACTGTTGTATAGCTCAATCGCGTTGTTTGATGACGCTTTACGCAGTTCAGCATATCTACTATTCCCGTCTGTTAATCTCAGCGCAGCAGTGGATGATCCGGTTGTTTTAATTTCTAGATTTACGCTGGGCGTCGTCGTCCCGATGCCGACTCCTCCCGTCCCGCTCGGCGTGAGCACGACGTTTTGGTTGGTGCCGCCAGCCGCGAGCGTCAGGTTGGTCGAGGCGGGGGAGGTGAGGGAGGTTGCCCCGAGCGCGCCCGTGACCGTCAGCCCCGTGCTCGCAACGTCGAGCACCTTCGCCCCGCCAATCGCCACGCCGAGATTGTTCGCGCCAATGGCAAAAAGTCCGGTGTCTTGGTCGGCGTTAAACGCGAGGCTGGGATTTCCGACAGAGCCCGCAGCCGCGTGAACGCTGCCGGTCGGGGTAATCGTGCCGGTCACCGCGAGTCCCGTCGAGCTGATCGCCGCGCGAGCAACTCCGCTCGTCGCAAATCCGATTGCATTTGCCGCGCTGGAATAAAGTCCGGTTGTCGGGTAGTTCGTGTAATTCAGCGAAGGCGCCGCCGCCGTGCCGTCATCGAGCGTGATGTTGCCGTCGGTCGCGTTGATCGTGATCGAGCCCGCGCCGTTGGAAATAGAAATGCCCGTGCCAGCGGTGAGCGTCGAGTTAACGAAGCCCGAGCCGTTGCCGATGAGAAGCTGTCCATTGCTCGGCACCGACACAAGGTCGGTCAGCGAGGTAACGCCGCCCCCGCCCCCGTTGCCGCGCGCTGCGTTCAGCGTCCAGTCCCCAGCCGTGCGGCTCGGGCGCTCGCGGTTGCCGTCGATGTTCGACACGAAGCTGTCGCCGTTGATCGTGACCAAGTCGAGCCGCTGATACGTTTTATCGGGCATCCACCGGCCGCGAGGATTCAGCCCGCGAGGTTCGGCGAACTCCTTGCGAAGCTGGTCGATTTCGCCCGCGCGCGGGAAGCGCGAGAGTTCGTCGGTGACGATTTCCTTCACGGCGTGCGTGAGCATTGATGCCGCGTCCTCGATGCGCGCCTCGGCCTTCGCGAGCAGATTCGCGTTCTCCGCGCGCTCGGCCATGAGCACCGAGTATTTCGCGGCGGTTGTGACCTCAAGCTGCTTCGATAGCTGCTCGACTTTCGCAGCGAGCGCCGCGCCGGTCTTCGCGTGTTCGTCGGTCGCACGCGCGCGGCAGAACTCTTCTAGCTCGGTGCGAATCTGCGGCTCGGCCTCCTCGAATGTGCGCTCGATTTCCGCGTTGAGATGCTCGCGCAGAGTAGGCAGTTGCTCCACGAGTTCGCGAAGCTCGGTGCGTTGCACGATTGCCAACTCAATCAGCCGTTCGATTTGTGTCTGGGTGTCCATTTTGTTAAAGAGTTTTTTCGGTTGGCTTTGCGAGTTCGATGATGCTTTTGCCGTTCAAAATTGGCTTTGCGCTTTCCGCGACTCGATCATTCACGTCGCGCCGAAAGTGCGTAATGGCTTCAATCCAATCCGTCGCCGACATCTTTTTTTCCGATCTTGCTGGATCGCTCGCCACCGCGCGCGCGTCGAACTCGATGCGCGCATCGACTGGCGCGGAGTTCGTCTGCTTCTTTTCCGCCTTGTTCAGCCGCTCGACGATGGCCGTGGCCCACGAATAGCCCTCGTCACCGCCCCAGCCGTTCCACGCTTGCCAGCCCTTGCCCTGCTGGTCCCACGTCTCGCCTTGCTTGTCGGCCTCGTGGCGGTCGAAAAAGGCTTTCATCCGCCGCACGGTATCCTCCGACATCGGACGCTTGTTGATGAGATCGCGAGCGCGCGCGATGCCAACGCTGGTCATCCCGCGCTGTGACATCGGTTTCTTTTCGCGGATAGCGAGCGCGCGGCGCGCGTTGTCGGCCATTCCGTTTGTCGGGATGTAAGAGCCGTCCGCGAAGTTGATCGTGACGAGGTTTGAATCCTCGTGCGCGCGAGCAAGTCGGATGCGGTGGTGCATCGAGGAAGCTGATACTTTCGACGGCTGTTTCGGTAGTCCCGCAACGGAACCGGCGACCTTGCTTGCGGATTCTTTCGCCATGCCAGCGGAGACCATGAGCGTCTCGGCTGCTTCGGACGTGAGATCGCCCGCGCGTAAATTCTCGAGGATGGAGAGCACCGCCGCAATCTGCGCGCCGTTGAGCGGTGCGAGTTCGGGCGACACATCAGGGAAGGACTCGACACCTGCGATAGCGGCCACGTCCGTCGATTCGCCGCCCGTCGCTGAAGCCGTGACGCTCGCCGCCTGCGCCTCTGCCGCGCTGGCTCCGACCGCGTCGCCTGCTGCGGCTGCGGCTGCGGGCGTGCTCGGAAGCGAGTTTGTCGTGAGCCGAATCGCGGTCTCGGGCACGCCGTATTTTTCGGCGAGCTGCTTCACGTAAGCGGCCTCGATCGCGATCTGCTCTAGGCGCGTGAAGGCGTCGGTGCCTTCTTCGGCCGCGATTTCTTGCAGCGACTTCGCGCCCTGCCGATTCTCGTTCATGTTCGCGGCGCTCTCGCGGCCCACGTCGATTGAGAGCTTCGCAGGGAAACGCCACTCACCGCAGGTCGCGCGGCGCAGCGCGTGCACCATCGTCTCGCCCGCGAGCAGCGGAGGCGGCGGGATTTCTCCGCGCGCGATGGCGTCGAGAATCACGGCATCCTTGATCGGGTCGAGAACCTTGTCGGTAAGCACGCCTTGCTGGCGGGTGAAGACGCGGTCGGCTGCGGCGAACTCGGCGCGGACGCTTGGCCCCTTAAACTCGCTTGTGCCGAATAACACTCCCTCGGGGATGCCCACCGAAAGACTTATTTCGTGCATTAAATGTTGGACGAAACCTGTAAACGCCTGCGACGGACGCGAGGGCATGACCTCGACGCGGTCCGAGTTCTGGAAGTAGCGAATCATGCCCACCTCGGTCAGCTCGTTCTTCTGCTGCTGTCCGCTCGGGAGCGAGAGCGCAGGGTTTGGCTGGAACAGATTGCGCGGGTTGGCGGTGCCTCGGTCGTTGAAGATGAGCGCGGCCTGCTGCGATGAGAAACGCACGCCCGCTTTCTCGGCTTGCAGGATGTCGTGAAGCATCCGCGCGGTCTGAATCCCGCTCGCGAGATCAGACACGCCTCTGTATTGGTCCACACGATTTGGATCAAAAAAGTGGCAGAACTGATTTGCTGGGATGTCCTCCGCGCCGAAATAAACGCCGTCGCGCGTGACGCGGAAAATTCGGTAAGCCACCGGCTGGCCGAAGTCGTTCGTGATGATTCCTTGAAAGTAGTTGTTCGACGCGACCGCCGTGTCGTTCGGATTTCCGATGCGCGTCGCGGGCACGAGTTGGAGCTTGAGCCCTTCGCCGCTGCGACGAATCACAAAGCCGCAATCGCCGTCCACCGGACGCTCCTCGGCGGCGAGCTGCACCAATTTCTTGAACGAGTGCCGGTTCGTCACGTCGCAGTTTTTGCACCACGCGTGAAAATACTCTGAAATGATTTGGTTGTAATCATGATCCCCAGTCGTCGGCGAGTATTCATGCGGCGTCAGGTAGAGCCCGAACTTGCGCGCGACTTCACGAATCTCAGGAGCGTTGTCCACCAGATCGCGCGCTTCATACATGAGCACCACTCGGTCCCGCTGATTCTGCGAGCTCTCGACCGGCTGCGCGTATTGCTTCGGAGCGTAGAGCCGATTGGTCCGCGCTGCGTTGTATTCGAAAAGTGACTTGGCGACGCGAGCCTCTAGCCGTTTCAGCGCCCACGTCGGTGCGATGTTTTCCAGCGCGCGGTCGAGCCACGGCTTTTGGGCGATCAATTTTGACGCGTCGAAAATGTCGTTTTCCATGTTGTTCAGTTGCCGGTGAAGCTCACGAAGGTCGTGTCTGTGGACGTGCCAGCCGCGTCCGTCAATGCGTCCTGCAAGTTCCCGAGCATATTGTTGAGCGCGTTTAGGTCCGCGCGGCTCACGCTCTTCCCGTTCAAGCTGTAACTCTGGTTTAGAAGCACCGCTTGAATCGCGTCAATCGTCTTGGTCTTGAGCGCCGTCAGGGTGGCGCTATCCAGTCCGAGAAATGGGTTGTCGAGCATACCACTGCCCGAAACGTCAAACCGGCCTTAGTCTTTCACCGGCGTGTAGCGGACGACGTTTGCAATCGTGGCCATGCAGAGCATCATCGCCGACGTGTCCAAGCCGTGATTCGGTGCGTTGCTTTTGACCTCCTGCCAGGCCCAAACGCCCGAGCGAATCTCGACCTTAGACTCGCCCTTGAGATGCTCCAGATACAGCGGATTGACGTCGGCCGGTAAAAGCCACTTGAGGTCGCCCTTGGCCTCGAGCGCGTTTGCCAGCAGGTCCTTAAAGTAGTCGCCGCTCCAGTCGTAGTAATACACATCCCCGCCGCGGTAGTCGCTCGTGCGCGGCTCCGAGAACGGGAAGTTGATCAGCTTGTCGCTCGCGTCGTCGCGCATCGTCCAAGTCTTCCGCGCGTGCCCACGCATCCCTCGCCAGCCAAAGTCCGCGCAGTCGCGATCCACGTCGGCCGGCCGGTAGCCGCGGTCCTGAGCGACGCACGCGTCTTGCACCTTGTAGCGGTGCTGCATCTGTCGGAGCTGGTCCCGCGTCTCGATGCGGCCGAAATAGAGCTGCTTGTAGGTCGGGCCAGTTGCCGAGCTGAACGCGCCGATTTCCACCCACCAGTGATCTTGCTGGCGGTCGATTGCCATGAAGCGGATGACCTCGCCGTCGATGCCCTCGCCGTTGCTGAACTGCGCCACGGTGTAATCCGACTTCGTCACGAAGAGGTTCACGACCTTCTTCTCCATGACCCACGGCTTCGCCTCGCGCTTGGTTCTAAACTCGATCTTCATCTTGTCGTCGCCTTGCCGCACGAAGTGATTGTCCGCCGCGCAGAACTCCTCGACGAGCAAGCGCATCGGCCGGCTGACGACCGACTCGACGCGGAAGCTCTGGATCTCCGCCGGCGCGGCCGGGTTCATCGCCACGAAGCGCCCCGCGCGCTTCCATCCGTTGCGCGTCGTGTCGGTGTCGGGCGACTCGTGGCCGCAGTGAGGACAGCGGAACCGGCACGAGGCGACCGCTCGAGCCACGTCCCAGGTCTCGTCGTCTCGCTTTGCCGCGGCGTCCCAGACCACGCCGCCCCGCAGCCCGGTCTCCTCGTTCTTCTCGAGTCTGAACGCGAGCGGGTGAACCTTGCGGCACGCCGGGCATTCCGTGCTCCACTCCTGCTGCGTGCCCTGGCGGAAGCTCGTGTCCTCCACGTTGCCGGTCTCGAGGTCCATGATCGGCGCCTGCGACGTGTTGTAAATCTTCGAGCGCCCGACTTCCTCGAAGCGACTGACGCGCGCTACGGCGTGACCGTAAACCTCTTGCCACTTCGGGAGCCAGATCTCGTCGTTGATTTTGTAGCGGATGGACTGCGACTGCTGCGACGAAAGGTTGGCCGGGTTGAGCAAAAAGAAGAAGCCGCCGAAGTAGATTTCGGTCGTCGTCCGGTGCGGTCCGACGCGCGGGAGCATCGCGGCGACCGGCTTGCAGCTTTCGAAGATCGGGTTGAGCCGTGACTTTGCGTGCCTATCGATCATCTCGTCAGTCTGCATCGTCCATGAGATCGGCCCCGCGTCGTTGCAGATAAGCCACGGCACCCAGATGTCAGCGACGAGCGTGCCACCGATCTGCACGGCCTTACGGAAGTGCACGCGCCTCACGAGCGGATTCTGCAACGCGTCGAAGATCGGAATCAGCCACGGCGAAATCTTGACGTTGAAGGGGCCTGAGGTCGCGTAGGACTCGGGCAAAATGATGTGCTTGCGCGCCCACTCGTAGATCGGCGAGCGGTCGGGCTGCGGGAGGCGCAGGGTGGTGAGGAGAGCGTCGGAGGCGGTCACGCGATCAGGTGAAGCACCCACGTCGAAAACGCTTCGCTCTGACTGATGCCGCGAGCCTTGCACCAAGCGCGAAAACGCGCCGCGACTTGCGGACGGAGGCGCACCGTCACGGCGACGGCCCGCTGGTCGGGCGGGAGGGGCTTGCGGCCTGCTCCGGTGCGTTTGCCACCGGCGGTCATGCGGCGACCTCGTAACCGGCGGCCAGAAGTTTTGCGGCGACCGCCATCGTTACCACCCAGAATTTCATGTCATCGCCCAGAATAACCATCGAGGCTTTGACGGTGCGGTCCGAGTAGCTGCGGGCGTTTGCGAGGCTGTTAAATTTGGCGGCGGTGAAGTTCATACCCGAGAGCATGGGAGGCGTTTGATTGATTGCAAGCGCTATTTCAAACAATCGCTTCCGCCCCTCTCGACCTGTCCAACGCCTCGCCCTCGAACGTCGCGATGTTCGCGTTCACGACCTCTCGAATTTCTTGCAGGATGACGCCGCCCTCGACGTTCAGCTCCGCCGCGTTCATCCCGACGCCGCGCGGCCCCAGCTCGACCTCCAGCTTGAGACGCAGGAGCAGGTTGAGCTTCTGGCCGAGAGTGACCAGCATCGCCTCGACGACTTCGCGGTCGATGACGTCACCGGCTTCGCGTTCGTTTTTGCTGCGGGCGAGGCGGATTTGCTCGCGCATGAGTTCGGCTTTGAGCTCGGCGAGCGTAGAGTCCTTGAGCCTGCCGAGCCCGTTTCGGTCCGCCCAGACCTTGACTGCTGCCGCGTCCTCGCCGTGCGGAAAGCCGTCGCGCTTGCGCCAGTTCCGCAGCGTGCGGACGTCGATTTGCAACGCCTCGGCGATGGCGGTTAGTTCGGGCTCAGGTTTGGGCATAGTTGGAGCCTTTGCTGCAGTTTTCGGACGCCCACATTGGCTGAAGATTGCGCCAGTTGAAACACTGAATCACCTGCTCTTTGTCGCTCAAATCAAATGAAGCGCATGGGCGGATGTGATCGACGTGCCATTCGCCGTAATTTTCCCACGTCATTCCTCTCTCGAATTTGCCCTCGATGTAACTCCTGAGAAATCCAACTGGGCAACCGACCAGAGAAAACGAGCCGACGCCATTCACTCGCTGACTTTTCATGGCTGACCATATTCGATTCATCACGGTCTTTCTTAGCCTTGCGGACGGAATCTCCATGTTCTCGCGCCATCTCGCTTTTCTCGTTTCGCTGGGCGTCAGCGAATCGCTTGGCTTAAAGTAATTCCTTCGCTTAGTCGTGTCGATTCCCGCCTCTTTTAGCGCGTGCAAAACCTGTCCGCTAGAGGTTCCAAATTCCTTGGCGATTGTTTTGCATCCGCTTCCTTGGTGATAACGAGCCATCATGACGATGATGTTGTCCCACGCTTTGCTCGCGCTTGCTTTTGATTGAATGGATTTGCTTCCGTTTTTTACGGCACCGCCGGTCAGCCACTCAATGACGTCGCCTTCAATTACCTTTTTCAAAAAGGTTTCATGCCTCCATCCCTTCGACTTCGAGTTTACATTTCTTATGCACATTTTCCGGCAAATTAATTTTGAGATTTCTTTTGATCTCGAGAATTCGTTTATCGTCTGCTCGCAGATTTCGCCCGTGTAAATGTTTCGCCATTTGTGCAACCGCACCACGCGACAACCTCGAGTTTTCTTTGCACGCCGAAAGTTTTGCATCGCTTTTCGAGCGCCCACCTTTTTGTCCCATAGCTCGAGCTGATTCATTTAGCGAAACGATTGGTTCTGTTTTCATTTGAGTCAACTGTTTTGCCTGATTTGTAAACTGGTCTGCGGAACTGTGTTGAGAAAACCAAATCCAAAAACTGGGTTTAGGTCACCTAACC